CTATTCTGTTGTCCACATTCCAACCTTTGGACCGCCGATCTCGCCAGTATATTTGAGGAGGTTGCTCTTGAAGTAGGTTTTGAATTTTCAGTCGGAAAGAATTACATTAGTCACAATTGTGTCATGATGAATTCTCAGGCTTTTAAATTGAAAACTGAACCAGGGCTTCTTCCCAAATTTCAGAAATGTGGTTATTTGAATCAAAGGGTTGCTCTTGGCCAAGTCGCATCAAAGAAGAGTCTTAACACGCCTTTAACAGCTGCTGTTTCTCTTTCTAAGATGCTTAAGGACTTACCTCGTGCATCCTCTTTCATTACCACACTTCAAAAGCGTTACCCGGTCCTTGACAAGCGATTTCACCTTAAAGGTGAATGTTTCCGGCCAAACTGGTTCCTTCCTACCCATCTTGGTGGTTATGGACTGGATATCAGGTTCGCACGGGAGTTCGCACCCACAAAATCTCAGCTATTAGTTGCAACACGTTTCTTCACTGAACGTAACTTGAAATTATTGGCCGTTTGTGGTGATGAGTTCTCACTCGACGTTGGTTGCCTAAAAGGCATAGTCGGTGAGGTACACATTGTCAAAAAAGGTTCACAAGATGTCTTCCCATTTCCCACGACTCGTGTTGAAGATGACGGTTGGGCTCAACGCCTAGCCTACTTAAACACTTACCAGAATCTCTGTTCACCCCTCTCTAATGTTGCAAAAATTTGCAATCATTTGATGGAAGTGAAGAAGGGTTATTGGTGTGAGCCTATGTCAATTGAGAAGATAGTCGAGTATTGGGATGTTGATTTGTTATATCCTACACCCCCACCCTGCCCTCCACTCCAACCTTTGGATTATGATGGGAATGTGTGTTCGGGTTACCTCCACTCTTGGAGGAACGGGCCCAAGACCAAGCACTGCCATGTCTCCTGTGAGTATCATGGTGTGTTCGGCTTAGGTGCTCAGTTGGATTGAGACGAAGTAGCAGTCGGTACTGCTTAGTAAATACCCTAATCATTTCTTATTTTATCATATTTGAACTTTTTAGGTCCTGACCACGACAAAAACCTGAAACATTGGAGTTAAACTAGTCCCTTGAAATGCAAAGAGCAAACAAGAACCAAAGCAAGCAAAAGAAAGCTGGAGCTAAAGCCAAACAGAATATCGGTGACAAACGTCCCCGTCCTGCTTCAATGGCTAGAGCCCCAATCGCCTACCCCGTTAGGCAAATGAAGGCAAGTGTCCGTGTGGTGACCCGTGCTAAGGATTCGACTATTATGTCAATCCTCCAGCCATTCTTCACTGTCACTAATCAAGTTGGTGCTACTCAGAACAACGTTCTCGTCAACAACAGCTTGGCCACCTTAACCGGCGGCACCTTCATGTGTCCCCTCTGTCCCTCAAATCTCAATGGTTCAGTCTTGGCAGAAGCCCAGATCTGGACCGAGCACAGGTTCAAGAAGATCACTTGTCATTACATTCCAACATGCCCAACCACCCAACCAGGTGCTTTGGTATTCGGAACTACTGATCAAGTGGCCACCGTTGCTGGTGGTGACATAAATTCCTTTGCTGTCGGCCGTGCAGTCCGAAATGCCGTTACCACTTCCGTTTACCAACCTCTGTCTTGGGACATCGAGCTGAATCAAAGTGATTCAATCTTTCGTCTCTGCGATGGCACCATTACAAGTGCCCTCGTCGACAAGTTGCTCTACAACAAGTGTTTCTTCGGTATGACCGATATTGCAGCCCCACTGGCTGCGATCGCCTATGGATACCTCAACATTGAGTTCGTCATTGAGTTTAACCAGCTCATGACAAATCAGACCTTCACCCTTGGTGTTGATTCGATGGAACACAAACTTGTTTTGGCATCTATCAGAGATACTCTCTTCCCCAAGAGGGCCTTGTTGGCCCCTACATTGGAACCTGTCGATGGTGTCAACTTTCTCCTTTCTCGCCTCGGCTTGAAGAGGGATTGTGACGCGTCATCCGCTAGTTCTGTGAAGAGCTGGGTCTCTGGCGGTCGCTAGTCTCGGTAAACCGCTCTTACTACCATCACCCATTAAATCTTTATCTGATTGCAGCTCTGATGATTCAATTCAATGGTGATGGTCCCCCAACAGCCATCCTACGATTGGCGGCTGATAGAGGAGTCCTCCCGACCACAAAGGGAGATGAGAGATTGAATTGCTTCCTTGGAGGCCCTAATCAATTTCGACTAAAGATCAAAATTACGAAAAGGGAGTGATTGCGAGTCACCGTATTCGCTTATTGCTCGTGCGTCCCACCGACACACATTAACGTACTTTGAGGGTTCTTACTGGCTTCAGCCACCAGAACTTTCATTTCCGTGATATTTACCGCATGTTTAAGGAGTTAAAACGAGTAGGAGAGGTATAGACCTCTGCCTCCACGCTTGTGGCAACTCTCCCATGCAGTTGGACATGTTGCAGATGTTTGAAAATAGTCTGCCTCATGCCCATGTGGTGACCTAGTAGTCACCTTGAATTATTTGTTAGCCTGCCCCTTCATTCGATGTCAACCATTC